ACATCACCTAAATACTTTAATGAAGATAAAAAATTTATACAAACTATATTACCATTATTAGATTTTATTGACGATAATTTAATATCTTATCCTTATTACTTAGATAGTGCTTGGGGATATAGAGAGGGTTTTTCACACTATACAAAAATGCATAATCATATTCCAGCTTCAATATCAGGAGTGATTTATTTAAATGACCATCATCAGACTTTAGACTTTCCAGAAATAAATCAAAAAATAAAACCAGCAAAAGGTAAATTTATATTATTCTCACCTTTTCTTCAACACGGCTGTAAGAGAAATACTACAGATAAATTTAAATATGGATTAGCTTTTAATTGGCATCCTGTAGAAAAAGCAGCTTTTGATAAACTATGATGGAACAAAAATTTAGCTTTCAATACTTATTCCCTTCGGCTTACGTTGTTTTTTCTAATATAAATTTTGATCATAATTTAATTTATAAAGAACTTAGAAAAATAAAATATGATAAATGTGATGCTGCTCAAACAGAAATTACAAAAAGTAACAAAATTTTTAATAAAATAAAAAAGGGAAAAGAATTAAAAAATGTTTTAGAAATTTATGTGCGTTCTGCAATTCAAGAAGTATTTAAATATAAAACAGATGTTAATTTAGTAAATATGTGGGGTACAAAAACAACTAAAGGTGTTGTAGGCGAAATACACTCACATAATAATTTTTGGTTTACGTGTTGTTATTATCCTCACGGCACGACTAAAGATAAGTATAGAATAAAATTCTTTCCACAAATAAAACAACATTATGACATACCAATAATACATTATAATGAATTAAATTGTTTGTCTTGGACGCAAGAAATAACAAAAGGTGATCTAATAGTTTTCCCAGCAAATATTAATCATAAAATAGATTTTAATAAATCAAACACAACAAGGTATTCTATAGCTGCTAATTTTTTACCAAAAGGTAAAATAGGTGAAAAGGATGGAGAATTAGTTTTATAGTTATGGATAAAAATTTAGAAAAATACATAATAAAAATAGAAAATTTTTTAGATAAAGATACCTGTAAAAAAGGAATAAAAGAAATAGAAAAATCTAAAAAATGGGAGTCACATATTTTTCATAATGAACGAACACGTAAATATGAAAAGGTATCAGGTAAATATGAAAATGACATACTAATCGATGGTAATTTAAAACTATCTAAAAAAATCATGGATGGATTATGGCACAGTATTAAAAATTATATTAGTGGTTTAGATATGCCGTGGTTTGGAGGTTGGTCTGGATACTCACTAATAAGATATAATAGATATCATAGTAAGAAAAAGATGGCTCTACACTGTGATCATATCACAACTTTATTTGATGGAGAAACAAGAGGTATTCCAATACTAAGTTGTTTAGGAGTGTTAAACGATAATTATGAAGGTGGTGATTTTATTATCTGTGAGGATAAAAGAATTAATTTTAAGACTGGTGATTTAATAATATTTCCATCTTCTTTTCTATATCCACATAAAGTAGAGCCCGTAACTAAAGGAAAAAGATATTCTTTCATAAGTTGGGTCTGGTAGCATCCTTGATTAAGGTCCATAAATGGACTATATTTTTGATCAAAAAATAGTATAATGGTTCACTATGGCTTTACGAAAAGTACAATTTTTACCTGGATTTAATAAACAACTTACCGAAACACAAGCAGAAGGACAGTGGGTTGACGGTGATAATGTTAGATTTAGATATGGCTCACCTGAAAAAATAGGTGGGTGGCAGCAACTAGGAACTGATAAAATAACTGGAGCTGCTAGAGCTATGCATCACATTGTAAATAGTAGTGGTATAAAATATTCTATAATAGGAACTAACAGAATACTGTATGCTTACTCAGGCGGAGTGTTTTATGATATACACCCAATTAAATCCACTACAACTTTAACTAACGCTTTTAGCACAACTAATGGATCTCCAACTGTTACCATAACTTTTTCTACGAGTCATGGCTTAAACGCTGGTGATGTAATTTTATTAGATAATTTTACAGCTATCACAAACTCTAATTACAGCGCCTCTGATTTTGACGATAAAAAATTTATGGTTGTTAGTACACCAACTAACACAACGATTACAATTACAATGCCTTCAAATGAGACTGGATCTGGAGCCACAACGTCTGGAGGTATAAGAGTTCAAATATATTATCCAGTTGGACCTGCAGAACAATTACCTGGATTTGGTTGGGGCTTAGGTTCTTGGGGCGGTGAAGCTGCAAACCCACAAACAACAACTTTAAATGGCGCTTTGTTAAATGATGCTAATGGAACAGGAGGATCAGGAAGTTCTATTACGTTAACAAGCACAACAAACTTTCCATCAGCAGGGACAAACTTTATAAAAGTAGGAACAGAAGAAATATCTTACACAGGAGTTTCTGGCAACAACTTAACAGGAATTACAAGAGCGGTTAGAAACACAACAAGAGCTGCACACTCAGACGGAGCCACTGTAACAAATACTTCAGACTTCGTAGCGTGGGGCGAGGCAGCATCTGGAGATTTAGTTATTGATCCAGGTCTTTGGTCTATTGATAATTTTGGTAGTAAGATTATTGCATTGATACATAACGGACAAGTTTTTGAATGGGACTCAGATTCAGTTACTGCAAATGCAACCAGAGCTACAATTATTACAGGTGCGCCAACAGCATCGAGAGACATGATTGTATCTACACCGGACAGACACTTAGTATTCTTTGGAACAGAAACAACAATAGGAGATCAATCTTCACAAGATCAAATGTTTATTAGATTCTCTGATCAAGAAAATATTAATTCTTATACACCTACAGCAACGAATACAGCCGGCACACAGAGGCTTGCAGATGGTTCAAGAATTATGGGAGCAGTTAGAGGTCGGGATGCAATTTATGTTTGGACTGACACGGCTTTATTTACACAAAGATTTATTGGTCCACCATTTACTTTTGGTTTTGCTCAAGTGGGAACAAACTGTGGATTGATAGGACAAAACGCTGCTATTGAGGTTGATGGAGCTGCATATTGGTTTTCAGAAAATGGATTCTTTAAATACGCTGGTGCTTTACAATCTTTACAATGTTTAGTTGAAGATTTTGTTTTTGATAATTTAAACACCACAGCTAATCAACTTATAAATGCTGGACTAAATAATTTGTTTGGTGAAATTAATTGGTTTTATTGTTCTTCTGGATCAACAGTTGTTGACAGAGTAGTAACATATAATTATTTTGAGTCTTCACCACAAAGACCAATATGGACAACAGGCACACTAGATAGAACAACGTGGCAAGATTCTGCTGTTTTTGGAAAACCTCACGCTACAGATTACGATGCTGACTCTAACAACTCTTATGATGTTGTTGGTAATACAGACGGTTGTACAATATATTATGAACATGAAACTGGCACAGACCAAGTTACATCTACAGCAACAACGGCAATAACTTCTAACATACAGTCAGGAGACTTTGATATAGGTCAAGGTGGTGATGGTGAATTTTTTGCAAAGATTAGAAGATTTATCCCTGACTTTTTATCACAAACAGGTAATACACAAATAACTTTAAATTTAAGGAATTTTCCAAATAACACAGAAGCAAGTTCATCTCTTGGTCCTTTCACAATTTCATCGTCAACGGAAAAGGTTGATACAAGGGCTAGGGCTAGAGCGGTATCTTTAAAAGTTGCAAACACCGCCGCAGCACAAAGTTGGAAGCTTGGTGGATTTAGATTAGACATACAACCAGATGGTAGAAGATAATGGCAAAGATAGTACAAATATTAACAAGACCTAGTAAAGAATATAGACAAGACGTGGCTGATGCACAAGTAAGAGATCTTGATGCTATAATACAAAAATTAAATACAACGTTTCAACAAGAATTAAAAGATGAGGTAGAAGCTGAAAACTTCTTTTTAAATTAATGTCAAATAGTTTTGTAAACGCAAAGGTAGATTTAACATCAACAGACAACACAACGTTGTACACAACTCCAAGTGCTAATGTTGCTTTGGTAAAATCAATACTAGTATCTAACGATTCTGGTTCTGGGTGTAATTTAGATGTTACTTTAACCGATGCTTCTGGTAATGTGTTTAGTTTATTTAAAACCAAGACCATAGCAACCAATACGACAACCGAACTTTTAACTCAACCTCTTGTGGTGGAGGAGAGTGAGATATTAAAGGTACAAGCTAGTGACGCGAATGAGCTGCACGTTATAGCTTCTATATTACAAATACAGCCAAGAGAGGTAACCACGTAATGAAAGAACTAAAACCAGAAAAGATAATAGAGACCATAACTAACAAAAAGACTGGAGAAAAGTACAAAAATGAAGAGGACTGGAAGACAAAAGGTGTGTCTCCAGAGGATATTAGGAGGGATGTTTTGGTAGTTATGCCAAGTCTTGATTTATTTCCTAAAACCAAGTAGATTAATAAATTCAGGATTTACAAGCCTGCCAACAAGGATTAAACTAAATATGCCAATAACAAGAGGACAAATGAAAAGACAATTACGTATGGGAGGAGGCATCATGGATGTCGTGCCCAGAGAGCAAGCATTATTAGGCGGTATTAAAAAAGCAGTTAAAAAAGTTGGTAGAACTGTAAAAAAGATTGCAAAATCTGATATCGGTAAAGCTGCTTTAATAGGTGCAGCTGCATTTGGTATACCAGGAACAAGCATAGGTGGTCTATTTGGTAGAGCATCTTTTATGGTTCCAGCGGGAGGAGCGCCAGGTATATTTGGTCTTGGTGGTGTAGGTAATTTATTTACTGCTGGCGCAGCTAAAGATGCTGTAACAAAAGAAGCAGCTAAAAAACTTGGTGTTGGAGAAACTTTAAAAATTATGGCGGGAGGTTCTTTATTAGGAACTTTAGCAGCTGGGGTAGAAGCAGGAGATCAAGAAGCTATTGAAGCAACTCGAAATGTTGATGCTCTAAAAACTTATTTAAGACAAGGATATAGAAATTTAAAAAGCTTTGTAAAAGAGGATGGCACTGAAGATGCAGAAGCGCTTGAAGCTCAAGTAAATAGAGACGTTTCTGAGTATGCATCTGGAGCTGGAGGCTATGCACAAGGCGGTAGAATAGGTTTTGATGAGGGAACACCTAGAAAAATGGCTGGTGTTCAATATAGCCTTCCTTTTGGAGATCCTTTATTTACTGTAAAACAAGGTGGAAAAATTTTTGGAGTATTTGAACAAAGTGATGGCTCCAGAATATTATTACCCATGAATAAATCCGGAACTAGATTAAATTTAGCTCAAGGTGATACTGCTAGCGATAACGCTATGCAAGCAGCGGGT